CAAGTGCGGTATATCTATTGACTCAATTTTGTATAGCCATTTGATAATACATACGCGCGGCAGTATTAATATAGAAGAACCAACAGGAGAAACTATGCCGCGCGCAGATAATAATGAAAACCCCTTCGCAGGTTTAATTGCGATAGAAGATGACAACCCCTTCGCAGGTTTGATTGCGATAAATAATAGTCCACAGGACACAAAACAAGGAGGAAAAAGAAATGAATAAAGAAACCCCCATAAGCCCGAATGAGAACAGAAACTTTGTAGTTGGTGAGGTGATTGATGAGAAGCCACATGCTTTACTTGTCAAGTACATCAGCGAACATGACCAAGAAGTTGAGCGATGGATTCCCAACGCTTGCATCTACAAACAAGTAACCAATGATGATGGAACATACTTCTATCTACAAGATGGTGAGATGAGCGGTATACAAATCGCTTGTAACACCTTTGTATTTGGTAGCGACGGTCAAGCAGTATGGCAAGACGCACATGACTTGTGGGTCGAAGAAGGTATAATGCAAGACGCGAGTGTTGTTGTAGAAGAAGAAGTTGATGTAGAAGAAGAAGTTGATGACAATCCCTTTGCAGGTTTGTCGGAAGCAGTAACAGCAGACAGCAATCCCTTTGCAGGTTTGTCAGCGACAGTTACTACCGACGATGACTTTGATGACAGCGTACCTAACTTCGACGGTCAAGCAATTGATGTAGCACAGTTACAAGAGTCAACTGAGAAGACAGAAGCGCGTAAGAAGAAAGCAGTAAGCAAAGCCGCTCAACTTAGAGAGCAACGCTATGCTGATTCCAAAGAAGTCAAAGACAACTTCAACAGCGACATATCAAAAGCCTTTGCTGATGGTAAGCGACATGAAGACTTTGGTGCATGGAACTTCGACGCTGAGTTTGTTGAGTTGGAGATGTCTACTACTGACCCAATCACAGGTGAGAAAAGTTACACAAGATTACTTGACAGCAAAGACAACCCAAGACTACGCGCTGTTGTGAATCCAACTATCACAAGTGAAGAAGAACCTCTTGGTGTAGTATTGAATCCTAGAGTCGGTGCTAACTATGAGATTGTTCAACACCCAACAGTGTTCAAGCCTGTCATACAAGCCATTCGTGGTATCAACGAAGCAAACGGTTGCGTCTATCAGTTAGACGACAGCGGCACAATGCAACTTGTTTCCGGTGACGAACTACTATCATGGGATGCTTGGTCTTTCAAACAAGGTGGCCGCGCTCAAATGAATGTGGACATTACAGGTTTGGCTAACAAGACTCGCAAGGATGCTGCTGCTAAACTAAGCAACTATGGCTATGTCAATCTATCCGCTAACAGAATAGATGACATGCTCGTTGAAGAAGAAGGTGGACACCGTGTTGGTGTAAGTATCATGAACGCTCACGATGGTAAGTCTGCTCTACAAGCATTGATGACTTTCTTGAGAACATACTGTGGTAACTTGGCTATGCGCGGTGGTGTATCTACCATCATGAAGCACAGACACACAACAGGTTCTATCGCACTGTACGACCCACAAACATTCGCTGACAGTCTAGTTGCATCTATGGTAGACGCTCGCAAGACTTTGATTGCTATGTCTGTATGCCGATGGCTTCCGATTGAAACCAATATGTTTGACAAGATGCTTACTGTATTCAACAAGCACGGACTATGCCCTCAACCTAGCGCAACTGTTCAAGCAGGTGACCTCAATCAATTCCAAGACAAGGATGGAAAGATTGTTCTCACAGGTAAACTACACAGCGAGGCTGTGAAGATTGCAGGTGGTCACGCTATGAATGCTATCATGAGTGGTTGGATGAACCCCGATGAATCTTACATTGCCATGAATGAAACCGAAGCAGACAAAGAAGCGCAAGGCACAATGTTCCACGCTTTACAATGTTCAACAGGCACACTTACACACAACCCTGTTTGGAGTGATGGTAAGAGAACACTTGAAGGTAAGAAGCAAGGTATTGAAACGCTGATGAAGAGAAGCGTTACTGCTACTGACATCTTTGAGAAGATTGCTAAGACTAACTTACAGGTCTACGCAGAAGCAACAGGACTAGATAACATCGACGACCTACCGGCTATGAAGCAATGGTTCAAAGAGAACCCCGACAAGTTAGTTGTTCCCACATCTAGCAAGAGTGACTCAGTCAAGCCTTTGGTTGAACTACCTGCATTCGCGGACACATGGAAAGTAACCGTGCCAAAGGTCACAGTGTCACAAGGCTAAGTAAGTAAGCAACATCTTACATTGTATAATTAAATTAACACCTCAGCAGTTTAGAGTCTGCGCAACAAAACTCTAGTCATGGGGTCGGATGGTTCATAGTTTTTCTCAACGCCATCCCTCAATCGGTATTATCATCCGACCCCACCCCTTGACTTCGATGCTCGTTAGCGCGAGCCTTGTCGCAAGAATGGTGATTGTATATGACCAAAGATAAAACAAATAAAATATGGAAACTAAACGCTAGTAATAGACAAACAAAGAATGGATTGACTCGTTCTGTTCAAGAAGTCATTGAAGTAAATGATGAGAATAGAATGCAGTTGTTAACAGAACACTTAGGTGAAGTGGCTCTTGAATTTTTGATTCAAGAGTTCGGTGAACCAACAAGGGTAACAGGCATCGCTATGATTGATGGCCGCGCTGTTCCTCTAGGTGACTGTGAATGTATGGGCGAACATTGCCGCGCTAATTGGGGATGGGTATGGAAGACCAAAGACCTAGACATGGTTGGACATCGAGGTTCGCTATGGGCTGAACCTTGTAAGTCATTCAAGGCTACAATCTATGATGCTAACACAGGTGAGTTTGCTTACGCGGCTCCTTGGGGTATGGCTCAAGAACAATTCTACCGCTTCCAAAGAAGAGAGTGGGGAGATGTAGATAAGATTGGCTTGCAGAACTTCATGTCAGCAAACCTAGCAACATCCGAGAACCGAAAGAATTCATGGAAGGTGGACTGAGTGCCTAGTAAGAAAAGAATGAGGTGTTGGGATATGGTGAATCAAGTAACCAATAAAGATGAGTCCTTGACATCAAGAGAAATCTATGATAGATTAGTATTAAGACACGGTACAAGTTATGCTCTACTACCTACTAACACCACCGCGCTATCTAGTTTGATGGGTGGCATACCTAATTGGAGTAAGTTCACAACAGACAAGAGATGTATTTGGAGGCGAAGGTATTGAGTTTCTTTGTTCTCAAAGATAACCCTGTCCAATCCGCTAATGAATTATGTTGGTTAGACTGTGAGAGTGCTGCGCTTGATGGTGGCCGTATCATTGTATCAGCAGTAAAGCAAAGCGGACATGACATAAATGACTTACCTTTCAAACCACTTGACGGACACCCTCTAGTTAGATGGTGCTTGATGAACAAAGAGAATGCTCGATGGTTGTACAGATACACTCGCGCTTCTTCAATTAAGTGGAAAGACATGAGCGGTCAGTCAAGTTACGATAGTGAATATGAAAAGATAGCGAAGGACTTGAATGTTATTGCAGGTTTAATTGATACTAAGATAACTGAAATGTTCCCTAGCGGACAGCGTACGCTGTTCGGATTATACCAAGCAAACGAAGGCGACATCACATGGTTGGAAGATGGTGACGCGACATGGTCATACTACGATAGAACTCGTAGGCATTTGACATGGGGAGATGAAGACCCCACTCTATATGGAGGAACTAAAAATGAATAATAATATAATAGAAGAATTAGATAGCATGACGATAGAAGAACTACTGGAATTGAATTCACAAGTTGTGGATGTAATCAAAGCCAAACGGAAATACAAAGACGCGATTGCCAAAAGCAGTTGGGGTATCGGTGACAAAGTGGAAGCCGACTTCAAAGGTGGTGTGACATACAAGGGAACTATCCTAAGTATCAACAGAACAAGAGCCAAGGTTAGACTGTTCGGTAATCAATTCAACGACGGTGATACAAGAACATCTAACATACGCTTCTCAAATCTAAGAGCCGCGCAACAAGAATACAATCCTTTGACGGGGGAGTTTCAATGAAGACATACTGTGGTATAGCAGACGCGCATGGTCTTGAATCCTTCATGGAATGTGAGGGGGTAGGCTATGCACCTATGACTATTACTATGCGAGCGCAACTGAATAGACAACGACACGCTATGGTGTATTGGGTTGAACTATCCGACGACAAAGCAGATGAGATGCACGATGCAATCAAGCGAGCGCAGAAAGATAACAACTGGCACACGCCGTTGTTGTTACTAAAGAACCCCGACTTCGTTGAGGATGTAGCGTTTGAAGATAGCATGAAGGGTAGTTGGAGTATGATACCTAACGACAGGCTAGACCCGTATTGGGGAGGCGAGGAAGAATGAGTAAGGGAACTACTAGACTATCTAAGATTACTACCTACGAGTACAATCTAATAGACGCGCTGATGCAAAGCGATTTAGATTTACATCAACCCTTTACAAGTAAAGAGGCTGTCGCTGCTATACTTACTGTACCTACTAAGAAAGGTCTTAGAAGATGTAAGGTTATACCTTCGACTAGATTCCACACCACGCTAAGGAAGCACCCTTCCTTTGAGAAAGTGGATGAAGAAAAAATAAAAAGACAAATGAAAACAAGATTATGGAGAATGATACAATGAGAATAACAATAGATAAATGGAACAAAGGAAGTAAAAGAACATTTGAATACAATGAGATGAGTAAGATGATGGTCAACGAATCACACACTATGGCGTTAGTGCCGTTCAGTGATGAGGCTAAGACTCACTTGCTATTAATGAAAGGTGTAGTGACAGATGAAGATGGGGGGCAACTAAGTACACTTAATGGTGTAACTAATACACCAATAGGTTCAGTCGGTTGCACGATGGCTAGGTTGAAGAACAACAACGCGGATTTGATTAGCATTGGTGATTCCACATTCGACTCTAAGTTATTAAGAAAGGTTCTTAGAAATTACAATAGACAGAACGACGCGCTACACATATTCGGTAGCCAACAAAAAGGTAGCCCTATCAAAATACTAACGCCTTGCTTAGATTGGTTTGTTTATATCGCACCAAGAGTCGAAGGTAATGAGTTACCAAATCGTTTACATCTACTACCTTTCGACTACGGGGTGTTAGCATGAGGACTCCTATTCTATGTACTGATGGAACTATCATATCTGTTCAAGCGTCAAGCACACACTACTGCTCACCTAAGAGTGACGCGGCTTATGCTTATGGTTCGGTTGAGATATTGATTGATTATCCTAACGACCCCGAAGGCTACAACAGCATCCACAAAGCGCGAAGTTGGGTAACACCAAGCGAAGTGCTAGAACTTATCAATGAACACGGAGGTATCATTGGTGGACAACTACCCCCGCTTGACTTTGGTAATGGTCGATTAGTTAGAGATGCGCAGTTGAAGATTGCTAACGAAGGCAACGCATGGTGGGAAGCGCGCCAAGCAGAAAAGGAGAGTGAAGAAGAATGAGGCAAGCAAATATTACTGAAATGAAATTAAAAGAACGCGTCAAAGAACTTGAAAAGAAACTTGCGCACTACGAAGACAACTGCACGGTTGTGTGGATGATTGAAGATGTGGAGTATAGTTGCAGGGAAATGAATTACAACCGACCATCCAAAAGAGAGGGGCGCGACTTCCTCAATTATCTTGAACGCAAACATGACGCTACAATGGGTGTTTGTTGGGACACGATTTACATTTACTTAGACATGTTTCAAGAGGAAGGTGACGAAGGTTGGCCTATGACGATGCCCGATGATACTTATTATGAAGGATTGACAGATACAGAATGGGGCGACCATCCTTTTAACAACCGCGAGGTGGAATATAATGTATAAACACATAGATGATAAGCATGGAACGAAACGCATAGAGATGATAGAGTTCGATGACGGTGAATACTTCGACGACTTCGTAGCAGAAGTATCGGAGATAGCATGGGGAGATAGCGGCGCGTACGAGAAACCAAGTGGTGAGATAGTATGTCCTCGCGAACCATACACTGTCAAAGAAACTATCGAGATACTATCAAGATACAGCAGTCAAGGTCTAGCGTGGGAATCATTATCCATGTGGTGTGGTGCAGGTGACTACCCTGTCAACGACGACACGGATGAGAAGATGGTGCTACGAAAATTCATGAATGATATATTGAAAGAGGTTACACGATGAACATATTTGTATTAGACGAGAACCCTGTTTACAGTTCAAGAATGATGTGCGACAAACATATACCAAAGATGGTCATCGAAAGCGCACAGATGATGGGCAGCGCGTTGCGTCGCCATGGGGCTGTCGATGATGAGATGCCACTAACTAATCCTAAATGGGTCAAGGCTATGGATGGTAGCGATACTATGTGGTTCATACGAACTCCATACAAAGGGGGCTATCACAATCACCCATGCTCAGTATGGACACAACAAACTAGAAGCAACTTTCAATGGCTGTATCATCATGCTATGGGTTTATGCTATGAGTTTACTAAACGCTACGGTAGTGTACACTCTTCGCTACCTAAGATACAACAGATGTGGGGGCTTAGACATTTAATACCGGAAGGTGAATTGACACCCTTCGCTCGCGCTTTCAATGGTAACGACCATTTGAAGAATGAGAATGAATACAGCGCGGTTGAAGCATACCGTGCTTACTACTTCACCAAGCGATTCAAGCGAGGGGATTCTCTCGTACCGCCTTGGTGGGAAAAAGGTACACCCGCGCCTTATTGGTGGGTAATTATACAGGAGGAAAATGTATGACAAATGAAACAGAAATAGCAATAGAGAAAATAAAAAGAGAACAAGAGATTATGATGGAAGCGGCATTGAGATTAGAGCAACGCACTAGAAAACTGCAAGCGATAGCAGAATGTCAAGCCCCAAACCTAGGCGGCTTTCGTTGGACTGTGGATATAGTTGATTTATCAATCGGTCAAACGAATACGGCTCGCGTTAGATTGATATGTGAAAAGAGTGGCGCGGTCATAGACTTCCGTGATGTTAATCATAAGATAGAAATCGCTAGTGATAATGGCTACGGTCTAATCACATTAGAGAATTTCATACACGGTGACACAGACCCTACAATAAAAAGAGGTGAAGAAGAATGATTAACGCAGACAAAAGATGTGAATGTTGTGGAACCACAAAGAATGTGGTGAACAAAGGGATGTGGACTCCCGCTTGGTATTGCGCACCTCACAACACTTGCGCTGAAAATAAGGAGGTGGTTGAATGACTTGGGCTAATGTAGAATACAGCGGAGGCGGACTTGTAATGAATTGGCAATGGCAAAACAATTGGAGTGACATCAATGACGCTATGAAAGGCGCGGCTATGGGTAGTGCGAGGTTTAACGGTAAAGATAAGACATGGAGTATTCCTTTGACTGTCGCTATGGCTGTTGCTAAAGCAGTTAGGCCACACTTCAAACCATTAGCAGACGCTATTGAAAATAACGAGCAAGTCAAGGAACACTACGAAGATACACTACAACGAGTAGAACTATCTAGCGCGGTTGATACTGTGGTTGAGTTACCCGAAGACTCATTCTTTCCATACATGCGAGGGTATCAACGGGTAGCACCAATCATGTATATGACAGGTGGGCGCAAGCGTATTCTTATCGCTGATGAAATGGGTCTTGGTAAATCATTACAGGCTCTTGGGTGTGTCGAAATTGCTAAACACAAGCGCGTCTTGATTGTCTGCCCCGCAGTTGTAAAACACAATTGGGCTAACGAGATAGATAAGTGGGTTGGCGATGCAGACATTTGTTCATTTATCATCAACGGATGGGAAGGAGTAATTGCGGCAACGAGATTTAATATCATCAGTTACAATTGTTTAGATAAAAGACTAGACCAATTATATTCCATTGGTTATGATTGTATTATCTTTGATGAAGTTCATCGCTTGAAGAACCCTAAGACTAAACAAACGAAAGCCGCGCTAAAGTTGGCTCAAGGTAAGGATGGTATCATAGCATTGTCGGGAACTCCTATCACTAACAGACCGATGGAGTTTTTCCCAACGCTTAACATGATGTTACCTGCTGTATTCCCCGACTACTTTATCTTCGCAAAGAAATACTGCAATGCTAGATACAACGGTTATGGTTGGGATTACAGCGGCGCGTCTAACATAGAGATTGGCTACAATGGAGTTACACCTTTGAACCATGTACTGCGTGATTTCATGTTGCGTCGTTCTATGGATGACCCACGCATAGCAGAAGAAATGCCTAGCCTAGTTGAAACTATCATACCGTTTGACTTAGGAGTGGAGAAGATGACAGCATACAGGAATGAATTCAATTCATGGAACCAAGAATGGTTACATCAACAGAATAACTTTGGTTCATCCGATGCGGGTTTCGCCCTCAACATGATGGGTGCGCTTAGGAAGATAGCAGGTTATCTAAAGATAGACCAAGCAATTAATTGGGCTAAAGAGTATTACGAAACAACAGGTAAACCTCTAGTTATCTTTGCTCATCACAAGCATGTAGTAGAAAGTATTGCTAACAACTTAGACAACATTGCGGCGCAGATTACAGGAGAAACTAGCGATGATACAAGAGAAGGTATCATTGAGCAGTTTCAAGCCGGACTTACACCATTCCTTGTTTGTTCAACCACAGCCATGCGTGAGGGTGTAAACTTAGATGCCGCTGATACAACATTGTTCGTTGAGCGTGAGTGGGTTCCAGCATGGGAACAGCAAGCCGCGGCTAGAGTTCGTCGTATGACACAAGAAGCATCTACCTGTCACAAAGTTATCTTATCAGCAAACAATACTATTGACACTTACTTCGACCAAGTAGTAGCGGAGAAAGCAGATATAGTACAGCGAGCCTTAGACGGTAAGACAGGAACGCGTGATGAGATAGGTAAAGCACTATTAAAGAAACTAAAGAATGGAGGAATATTAGGATGAAGACTAGAGATTTAAGTAAATTAGGAGAACGCACATTTACGCTGAATACCGGTAAACAGATACCAGTAAGCGCGTTAAGAGATAAAGATGTACTGTCAATGGCGCATAAGACTTCGCAAAGAATTGTGAAGTGTATTGTTGAATTGTTAGAGTGGAAGAAGGAATTAGAAAGACGCGGTATCAATAAACCCGAATGGTTGTTTGACCGTACCATATTTCAAAATACAAATACTAGCACAATTCTAGCACTAAACATATTCAATGGTGCTGAGTATCACGGAGATGAAGAAGAGTGACTATTGACTTCAAAATTGAATCATTCGATTACATCATCATACCTTACGAGAACTGCCCTTGCGGACAACACCCCGACGCTTATGTCGACATGATAATATATCGAACTATACCTCTAGGTATATTCTCTCACGCGGAGATTCACTGTGATATTACAGGTAAAACATTCACTATGCTGCCCGCTTTCTTAGAGCAAGATTAAAAGGCTTTACACGCTAAGAGGTGAATGTGCGGAAATCAAACGACCTCTCGACTTCCGATTTTGACGATAGCGGAGTTGTAACTACATCCAATCTTGGGCGCGTAGACATGGCTTCGATAAATATCACAGACGGGGAGGGTAAAGAATACTTCATAGAAGGTTTTGATTATGTGTCACATCTACTAGGTGAAAATGTAGTGTGTAGTTGTGGTGATGGTATAGACCCTCATCAAATCGCTATGTACACACCTAAGCGTGAGTGGGTTATCATACCTGCAAGGTGTTGTTCGATGTTCCGTTGGTTTAGGAGTGGTATTGAATGATAGAAGACGGATGGGAACCTGCCCAAGAAGATGTGGATTGGACTAAAGAAACGATTGATAAGATGTCAATTGGTGACACTTGGGGTGTGGCAGACGCGGTGTTACGGAAGATAGACGATGACCATTTTGATGTCTTGAAAGTAAGCCCCGCCTCTATCTTACCTCTTCAAAGAATCAAGAAAGTTCTAAACGAATTGAATGTTGAACTCACATCCGACAATGCTGAACTCGTAGAAGACGCGCAGGCAGCGGCTCAACAGTCTGCTGAAACATGGACTTGTCCTAACAGTGGCGTACCTATTGTCAATTTTGATTTAGATAAACCGGAGTGGGTTTGCATCGAAGAAGGTGAAGAAACATGGCGCGTCATTGTATCTCACACGAACGAAGAAGGTGATGTGTTTGAGGTGCCGCTTAGCCCTATGGACTACCACTTAGTAGCGGGTGATGAATTGTTTTTCACATGGGATAACATGAAAGTCCTTGAACGACACGAAATTATAATCATGGCGGACGAAGGAACGCTATCTAAATCACTTAACGACAAGGAAGTAGTCATCATGCCGACCATGTGGAACGAAAGTTTAGTTCCTCCACATCTACGCGGATTAATATTCTCTACGAAAGTACAGGAAGAAGAAGAATGATGTTTGAAGAGTTAGCGAATGTCGTTCACGCTGTTCAAAATGAGCAGACTGAAACGAATTTGTTATCGGAATACTTCAAGAAAAATATAAACTACGCCAACGAAATTGTAGCAATATGTTGTGTGTCACCGCGCTCTTCTATCAAACCTCACCATGTCTTGTCGATGCTGAAAGAATCGTACGGTCTGTTCCCCGAAGAATACGACGCTCTTCTAAACGAACACGAATTACCTGTGCTGCTAGCAGACGAATCGCCTACGGAAGCCGACAAGAAATTGACGCTCAAGGAAGTAATCGAACTCAAACATTTAATTCTCAGCGGGCAAGTACACGCTGACTTAGTCTTCAAGTCACTCTCCAAATTATCAGCCATGTTGTTTTGGGGTTTCTGTTTTGGTAAACGCTCATTAGGTTATAGAAGAATTATGCGGGGAGTATCTAAGAACACAAAATACGACACGAAACATTTGCAGATGATGAGAAGTATCATGCCGACATCGGAAGTAATAGAACGAGCATACACGAACACTCTACCTCAAGAATACGCGGTTCAACCTGCCTATCCTTTTCAAGCACCTACCTACAATCGTTGGCGTAGGTGGTCGCTACCTTTCAAGAACACTCATTATGATATAGTCAAGAGAAGATACTTTGCGCACAGGTTGGCGGGAGCCGTTCATTATTACGACAGAAATGCTCGCAGGTGTGCGCGGGATGCATTGATAGAAGGTGACTACGATTGCGTATGTGAGATTGATGAAGTCGGTAACATAGTCGAGTGGTTATACACAGAAGAAAATCCTAACCTATGGAAAGAGAGTAGAGATAAGCGCGCCCCTAATTTCAAAGTGTTGAAGGACAAGGCTCACTTTAGAGCAGTAGTAGAATCGTTGAACGAAGGTGAGAGTCTAAGACTAATTGATGGCGACCGCCCTTATTTCCACAGCGGGGTAGTCGGTGGTTTCATTGTTCCAAGAAGGACATTCGATTTACCTCTCCTTATTCTAGGTGGCTTTAGAGATAGTGAAGGTATACGAATTAAAATTGCAGGTCTTGACGGCTTCGATATATTCCCGTTGGGTTATGCGTTTGTTCACAGGGATAACATCCCCGATAGATTAGCGTATATGTATGAGTCACAAACTATGAAAGAAGAAACTAGAGGGTTGATTGGAATATTCCATGGCTTGAATTACGACCACGACACGAAAACTCTCAAGGCTCCTTACCTAACGAAAATTGATACGACTCTAGGACAGTCCGATGCTATACAGATTGGTGACTTGATGGAGAGATGACATGGACGACGACTCATTCTTCTTAGGTTGGTTGGCTAGAGATTGTCGTTTTCAAATAAGCGTTCACTTCGCACCCAAGACACGGATAGGGTATAGAGTAGAGCGAAGGGTGATAGTCAGTAAGAAGGACGAACCCGCCCTCAATATGTGGCTGTCAACTAAGGGCGTCAACGCACGAATAATCAAGAGCGTGGACTTGATTCAAACACTCATCCAACTATTAGTACCTGTAAAGCAACATGTGTACGACCTCGATAACATGCTGAAAATGTTGAGGCTGATGGATTACAAAAAACGCAACCCTAAGTTCGAGAACATCGAAGAGATAATCGACATGATAGATAACTAAAGACTTGTGCGATTGACGCCTAGTTAAAACTATTATCAATATTATCATTATCATATTATAAAGAGAATAATATTCTATTTTTATTATAATAATAATATGATAATATTGATAATGACTAGGATTTTCCTACCCCCCTATATAAAGGGGCGCGGAATATACACAGGGATTTGATGAAATTTGAACCAAAAACCCCAAATGAATTTATTGGAAACGATGACCCGAACTTACCCCTCTTCTATCTCGATGAGTGGGATAGTGATAGCCCCCAATGTCTGCTGTTCAGTGGTCAGCCGGGTCTAGGAAAAACAACAGCCGCCTACATCATAGGTCGACACTTCAACTTAGACATAGTCGAGTTGAATGCTTCCGATGATAGAGGTATAGATGCTGTGAGAAATAAAATAAAAGACATAGCCATGAGTAGCAGTCTATGGAATGCTAGGCTAATACTGCTTGATGAGTTTGAAGGCATGACTAAGCCTGCTCAAGAAGCCTTGAAGCGTATGATGGAGAAGAGCAACTGTTGGTGGATTCTTACCTGCAATGATGCCTCGGCTGTCATACCGGCAATCAAATCCCGTTGTGTTCACTTCAAATTCAAACCCTATACTACAAAACAAGTACGCGCGTATGCTAGAAACCTACATGGTAGTACAGGTAAAATAACTAGCGATGACTTAGATGATTTGACCGCCTACTACGGTGGTGACCTTCGCGCGATTGGTAATCACATACTTAGTGGACATCATCTAAGTGAAGACCAATCTACTTTCGATGAGATGATAATGGATTTAGCAGCAGGTGAGTGGGCTGCCGTAGCAAACCAAATGAAATACATCTTATCCACTGGCTCATCAGTACACTCGCTGATGTTCCGAATGCATAAAAATGTCAAAACTGTTGGACTTTCAACAGAAAGACTATATACCTTCTTCGTCGTATGGGGCAATTTCGTGTTAAGAATGCACCAATGGCCTCTCGGAGATGAGTCATTTATTGACTACTTCGTGGCTTCCCTGCACGACAAAGAAAACAAGAACAATGGAGGAAAATAAATGAATCTAAATAACCCAAATGATAACAATAATGGAATGAACAAAGAAGTTGAAGAACGATTGAAGTGGTGGGCTGAAAAGCATAACAAAACTTTAGACGACGCTACCGGAGAATTCTTCACCTATCTTAAGAATGAACTAGCAGTAAACAACCCAACTGATGAAGATGATGACTTCTTAATTGAAGCAGCGGAAACATTTGTAGTCGAGAGAAGAGTATTCTCCGGCTCGTCTTCGCAGAACTTTACCGAACTTGTAGGTTACTTCGTAGGTATCGACCCTAAGACTAGGGACGCACAAGCAAACAAAAGAAACCCTGCTATACAAGCCGCTACTAATGACCTTGATGATGCGATTCAACAAGGACTTGTAGCCCGTGCCTTTACAAGAAATGGTGTATGGATGCTTGAGAAGAAAGACGGTTTTGTATCTACTGAGGAAAACGCTGATGAGAAGCCATGGTTCTTAGTTGAAGAGAATGGATTGTCAATTGCTATCTTACAAAACAACTCTCAGTGGAGTCGTTTCGGTGAACCAATCACTCCTTACAGATGGCAACGGACTTACTACTTCCTAGGTAATGACAAGGACATGTTCATGGACGACCAAAGAGTGTTGAGGATTACTGCTACATCAAACAACCCCGATGAATGGTATGTACCTCAAATGTTTACTGAATGTACATTGAAAGTTAGACCTCAAAGAGCAGATGTCAAACCCGAATGGGCTGATACATACAACTCTTACCAACTACCGGGTGCTGTAACCTTTGGTAATGATTTTGTAGATGAATCAGTTAGACCTTTCATTAAGGCTGAGAAATTAGTTCCATCAACAAAGAACTTCATCGGTGACTTAAGCACACTAGCAGAAGTCTTTGAAACAAGACAAGAGATAGTACCGGGTTACAACCCCGTCGGTCCTCTTGTCTTTATCAAAGGTAAAGTAAGTGACTTGAGAAAAGAGCCTCGCGAAACTGAGTACGACCCACTAGGATATGATTACTCTATGAGTATATCATCATTCGACTTGATGAGAAACTTCAATGGTGACATGAGCAGACAGAATTTACCTTGCTACATTCATGGTCTACTAGGTGACAAAGGACATCCTTTCCACTCACAGACCGAAGAAGGATTCAAGCCTTATGCTGTTAAGTCAACCGTTCTAGTCTTTGGTAGATTAAGTGTGCGCGCCACAGATAATGGAGTGCGCCCCGGTATCAAAACATTCGGTGTATATGCAATTCCACGCTTAGCCATCCCCGGTGGCGAAGGCGGCGAAACAACAACTGACCAATACGGAGAGTGAAAAGAATGCCAAACCTAAACGATTTGAAGAAAGAAGTTAATGAAACAGAAGAAAAGTTTGACCCAATGACAGGTGACATAGTTCCTGTTGCTTTGGTTGAAGAGAAGCAAAGCCACAGTAAACCAATTGCCGCATCAGTATGGGATGAGATTGTCAATGCAGGAGTAAATGTACCGGAGAACCAAGTCCTCATGGGTCTAGTCGGACCCGAAGGTGTTGGTAAGACAGGCATAGTTCTCGACAGCATGACTCCCGAAGAAAAGGAGCGCGGCGATGTTATCTTTGTATTAGATTTCGATGGCGGTGGACAGACAACTAGAGTAACACATCACAAAGAACATGCTAATAATATTAGATGCTTAACTCCTAATGTAATGTTTCAAACATTCGACGAAGATGGTGAGATTAGAGAGGCTATTGATTATCCTGCTACTCACAGAAGGGTAATGAAGATTGGACAGACGCTAGTTGATTGGGCAGCAAGACCCGGTGACAAACCTAGACTACATTCTGTACTGTTTACTGCTGTCGACTTATGGGATAATGTCGCTACCAACTGTATGTTTATTGAAGACTTAGGAACTGCACCCGATGGTATTGGTGCTAAGATTGCCCCGCATCAGCAGATTGGTATGAGGTTCAACTGGCAGATTCGCTCTACTAGATTCCATCAACTAACTACAATTGCTAGAACCCTTATGTCGCTTGGAGTGCGCGTCTATCTTGAAACTCACTTCAAAGATATACAAGATTCATCCGGCAACATTACAGGAAAGAAAGCAGCGTGGGAAAAGCACACAGCGAACTACCTCAATCAAATACTATACTTCCATAAGAAGAAGGTGCGCGGGGAAGATGGTTCTAAGACAGGTGAAACTAGATATGAGGTTGAGTTTGTTAAGTGTAAAACTAACCCCGACTTACTAGACCAAAGAAGAACTATCATGGTAACTAAAGCAAACGCTTCACCACAATGGTACGGACTACCGGAACTCCGAGAGGGCCAAGTATGAGTTGGAAGCGAACAGGCACCCCTGCTCACAACAACTCAACACCTAGAAGTGAAGAGGACATACCTACCTATCAAGCCAACCCCACTTGTCGAGCATGTGGTGGTAGTGGTGAAGTATGGTATGAGCGTCCTGTTTACAATAGTGATGGGACAGCAGAACCCGATTGGACTAACGAACCTTGCGAATGCGTATTCTACAAATGGGTTGTTAAACCCGACCCTAACTGTGTAGAGTGCTGCGGCGTTGGTGCTGTCCAAGAGAGGCTGATGGTGGATGGGGAAGAAACTATAATGTTTCATGACTGTGTTTGTTTGCGATATGTAAAGGAAAGTGATGATGATGAAAGAAGTAATACACATAAAAGGAATTGATAAACCAAGACTATGCGGCGCGGCAGGTAACTACGAATGCGTGGGAGATGATAAGGTCTTATCACTGTGCGAAGATTGTCAAAAAGAATATCTACTCTTGACAGGAGAGGTGATAGAATGACACTAGCACAAGCACATGTAAATACCCTAGCGTTCAACGGATTTATATCTACATTTGGTGATAATGTAGTCGACTTAAAATTAAAGATAGGTGACTTTGTAATCACTTGTGCTGTTGACATGCCGACTCATTATCTAAAGAAAGGTATGTCAGTTATTACTCACGGAGATTCCGGTGAGCAATTTTACAAACCCGGTGATGTAATGATACCCGATGTTAAGAAGGCAATAGCGTTTCTTAAAGCATGTAAAGAAGAACTTACTTACATTAGACATGTTGGTAACATTCTAACTTTGAAGAACGGTAAGGATGTATTCAGCACACCGACACATAACCATACACTATCAGCGCATAGTGTAGATAGAGCGAACGAGGCTGTGTTCAAAGCAATCAAAAACGGTTGGAATAAACTAGGTCGCGCGGAGTTATCATGTCATGGTACTATGTCTACATTAGAGTTTGATGGTATTTCTACTATGACTAAGGTGTCTGCTAAAGACTCCCCTGTTAGAGTGACTGTTGAAGATGGTGAAATGGTAATCACAGCCGGAGCGCAACGAGGTGCTAAGATGAGTCGAACTATCAATGTAGATGTTAAAGATGAGTCCAAGCCTGTAACAACAGTCTTTGGTAATCATCTGCCTAAACTACTATCCTTAGTTGGTGCAGGTGAAGTCATCTTCCATATCGGAAATAAAAGCGCGCTAGTCTTACAACACGCTGAGATGCCTACCGTACTTGTACTGAAACATCAAGAAGGTGTTGACGAATGATTGCTGATGTTGTATACAATAGTGACGCGCCTCCTACATTATACATGAGATGGAGAGATGAGTCCGGTAGACTGATTGAGCAAACTGAGAGTAACTATCGACCGCACTTCTATGTACCTAAAGCAACACCCGATGTAACTTTTACAAATATGAAGAGAGGTTATCCTAACAGTAGAGTTATCAAAACTAAAACATTTGAAGGCTTGAACGGCACTCCACTTTACAGGGTTGAATGTGATAACCCTTACGACCTTCATGGTATGAGTCAAGTGTTTGGTAAAACATACGAAGCCGATATGAACTTCGTCGACCAATACTTAGTTGAAGAATGTCAAGTGATGCCTAGTTGGAAACCGCGCAAGTGGTGGTATGACATTGAGTGTAACACCGGTGACGACAACTTCACGACTGTCATTGCAGTCATTGACTCCGACCTTGAGGAGCCTATTGTGTTTGCATGGGCTGATGAGCGAACTAACTGTCCGTATGGTATTCCTTTTTACGGCCCACGCTCGGTTCGTGGTGTGACATACAATTTGAGGATATTGAAATCCGAGAAGGAAATGTATGACAACTTCATCGCATTCTTACATGAGCGCGACCCCGACATGATGATTGCTCATGCAGGAACATTCTTTGACATACCTCACATGATAGAACGCCTTGACCACATTTACGGACAGGGAGGTTCTGCTAAGTTAAGTCCTTTAGGAACCATTCGCTACCCAAAGAAGAACGATAGGTATCGTTTCGATGACCAACCAATAGCAGGTCGATGGCAGTTTGATACAGCCGCACCCGCCGGAAGTGGAACAGGCTTTGAGCGAGTATGGAAAGACAGCGGTGGTGGACAACTACCTAACCTCAAGTTAAATACCATAGCAGAAGAGTTAGGACTTGGTTCTAAACTTACCGAAGAGATAGAAGGTATGGATGTCCACAATGGTTGGTATGAGTATTGGTCGGAGTTTGTTGACTACTGTTTACTCGACACAGTTCTACTCCGTGGGATTGACGAAGCGCGTAATGTAACTGACTTCTTTATTGAGATGGTTAGACTTACAGGTGTGTCACTACAATCAGTATCTAATGTGACAAACTTTGCGCGCGGTCTTATCGGTAGAAAGACTGAACTCATAGCCCCGTCAAGATACCAAGCAGGTGATGTTGAACTACAAGGTGCTGACTTTATCATTACAGATAATGGACTCTACAAAGGTGTAGCAGTTGTTGATTATAAGGGGCTGTACCCTTCTTTGATGACAGGGTTTAATTTGTGTTGGACTACTAAGAGGAAGGCTCCCGGTGAAGGTATACTTGAGATGGAGAACGGAACTTATTGGGACCAAACTAAGAAAGGTATTCTACCTCAAATCGTTGATGACTTATTCGAGTATAGAGAAACATGCAAAAGAAACATGCGCGAAGCAAAAACCAAAGAAGTGCGAGCCGCATGGAACACTACGCAATCCGCAGTAAAGCGAGCGATGGCGAGCCTATATGGACTCACGGCGCATGCCGGTTACGGTTGGGCTGACCTTGACATAGCAGAAACAATCTTATCCGAGGGTAGAAGAACACTTAGGATGCTTGATAGTATTGCTACTAGAATGGGTTACAAAGTTCTGTATGGATTTACTGACTCGGCATTCATTCAAGTACCTCTTGATAAAGCAGAAGATTTAGCAAAGCGCATCACTGATGCGGTACAAAGAGAAACTGGTAACAAAAGTTTGGTAGCAGAATTGGAAGCGTATCTACCTTATTGGTTTTTAGCAGGTAAGAATAGGTATGCAGGATTAGTATCACATCCCGAATCCGACAAGGGTAAATGGAAGAGTGCTAATTTCATGAAGGGTAGTAACCTTGCTCCAATAACTAAGCGCGCAGAAACAACCGTGTTGAAGTTAGTGTGTGAAGGTGCTTCCGAAGGAGATGTTAGAGATGCTGTTCTTGAAATGGTAAAACCTATTCGCAAGGGAGAGTATGAACTAAAGGAGATAACTAGCCAAACGCGAATGGGGACATTCCCTAGTAAGACTCCTGCTGCGCAAGCCGCCGGATATTACAATGAACATGTTAACAATGGCGATAAGTATGTGCAAGGAGATTCAGTAAAGTGGGTGTATGTTTCACACGCACCTCATGGTAAACCTAGCACGAAGTACGCCGCGTATAGAGAAGCGACAGACCTAGATGGCTTCGAGGTAGACAAGAAGATTGTAGTAGAGAAACTTGTTGAGAATAAGATAAAAGGTGTATTCAGTATTTTGGGTTGGGATATTGATGCAGCACTAGGAGAACCCCGACCCGCAGATTATTGGTGATAAATATGAGTGAAAACAAGATAGAAAAATTAGAAGAAAGAATTAGACAATTAGAAAATGACTTAGATGAAATGGTAGAAGAGAATGCGAAGATGGCTAAACTAGCACGCGCGGTCTGTGAAATTCAAGAAGAGTTAGTCCGTAACAATCCCACAATATATATTGTGAACAAGATTAATGCGCCTACGAGAGTTGGTATGCAATGAATGAAAGATGTATAAGATGTGGTTCGGTGATTAGAAAAGATAGGAAGCCTGTATGTAAATGCGATAAACCTACTAAAAGTCGAGGAAGAATTACAAGAACATTACAAGGTGATTAAAATGGAAGCAACGATAGAATATTTTGAAACAGGAACTAAGACAGTAAAGTACGCAACCGGAGATTTATTTTTTGGTGACGCGCTTCTTCAAGATTACTTAGGATTAAGAATGAGTGAGGGTTACTTGCTAGTACCATCAGCGACAGTGATAACAATCAAAATGAAAGAACTTGATGAAGACCTATACGCTGTTAATACAGAAAGCATGAAGAGGTCTAAGATGCATACACTAAAGCGTCTAAGAGAAGACCTTGACAGGGAAGTAGAAGGAGGTAGATTCCATGGATAACTACCCTCCCGGTATGGATTGGGAAGCATTAGATGACCACCTTGACCCTGTGTTAGAATGCTGTGAGCGTAGAGCATCGGACTGTGAATGTGAGGAAGAAGAATGACTGTTAAAATATACGACGATGGCTCAAGTTATGCTTGGACACCGGAGTTAGGTAAGAAGGGCATCATCATTAGGGTAAGTAAGTCAACACTTACTTCGCTTGGGTGGTGCGCACAGCAGATGTGGTTACAACAAAATTACCCTAAGCCTCAAGGATTAGTCAAGCATCTAGTGCTAGGTGATGATGTTCACAACGGGCTAGATATGTTCTATCAAAGATTAGACAACGACTCTACTAGAGAGAACATATCTAAGATACTAGAAGACGATGGTAATTTAGTAAAATATCTAAACGGCTTTGTACCTAATCAACAAGATATAATTTCAAACAGACGCGAAGAAAACAAACCTCATCCTTTCTATCATGAAGACTATCAAAGAAACATGGATTGGCTTATGGAGTATGAGAATCTTAGAATGAAAATGAGTAAAGGCTCCTTACCATTAGCCAATGAAGTTAGATTAGAAGTTAAGGTCGATATGGACATAGAAGGTTATGGGACTATACCC